ATGAATCTGTTACCTGTATTGCTGAAAAAATACTGGTTGCAACTCTCAGTGACTTTGCTGATTGCTGCACTTGCATGGACAACAGAGCATTACCGCGACAACGCCATTCAGTATAAATCGCAGCGCGATACAGCCAGCCATAGCCTGACACTGGCGAACGCGACAATTACCGACATGACTAAGCGCCAGCGTGACGTTGCTGCCCTTGATGCTAAATACACGAAGGAGTTAGCTGATGCGAAAGCTGAAAATGATGCTCTTCGGCGCAAGCTTGATAATGGTGGTCGGGTGCTCGTCAAAGGAAAATGCCCTGTGTCATCCTCAGCCGAAACCTCCAGCGCCTCCGGCATGGGCAATGATGCCGCCGTCGAACTCTCTCCAGTTGCTGGACGAAACGTTCTCGGTATCCGGGACGGAATCATCAGCGACCAAGCAGCACTGAGAACGCTTCAGGAATACATCAGGACGCAATGCCTGAAATAATTTCCATCACATAGAAATTTGACAAGTGACTTTCATGAAAATGCCTCGTAATGCGGGGCTTTTTTGTTTCGGTATTTCACCGCGCACCGCAGCGCACAATAACCACCGAACCTGACCTTTTGGAATGGGCCTTTGAGGATACCAGTTAGTGCTGGCGAGCCTCGGTGGGCTGGTTTCCTATGCGGCAAAGGTTCATTTCAAAAGAAGGAAAACGTAATGAAGTATCCAACTGTCATTGTCAATGGTGTGTCCGTTCGTGTTGATGAGGGGGGACGCTACAACTTAAACGATCTCCATGCAGCAGCAGTTGCAAACGGAGAGGCTATAGAGCAACAGCGCCCAAGCCAGTTTTTGCGTAGTGCGCAGATAAAACGCTTTATAAAAGCACTAGAGGCCAAAGTGCAAAAAAGCACTTTGGAACAAATTCAACCACTTAAAATCATTAAAGGTGGTGCCGAACCTGGTGTGTGGGGTGTTGAACTACTGGCAATCAGATATGCAGCATGGATTAAGCCGGAATTTGAAATCGAAGTTTATGAAGTTTTCAAAACGATTGTCCGTCTCGGCGTTGGTGCCATGTCTCGCCTGAACAAAATTGACCACATCATCAACACGGAAACCAAAGCGATAAGCCAGTGCGCAAGTCAAATGGCTAAGTGGGGCGTTGGTGGGCGGAAAAGATTGCTTCACGTTGCTCGTGAGCGAGTAGTGAATGAAGTGCAAATGTATTTACCCGGCATGGTGTGATTACAGCCGGTTAATCCAGTTAGTGCATTACAGCAGGCATTCCCTGAGTGTCTGCGATAATGACAAACAGGCAGGTGATCAGATATGGCAAAACCGGACTGGGAGGCCATCGAGACGGCATACCGGGCCGGAGTGATGTCCCTCCGTGAAATTGCGTCACATCATGGTATTAGTGAAGGTGCTATCCGCAAGCGCGCAAAGCGTGATGACTGGTCCCGTGATCTTAACGCCAGGATTCAGCAAAAGGCTGACGATCTGGTACGCAAACAGGAAGTACGCAAAACGGTACGCACCAAAACTGAACTTACAGAACGCGTACTGATAGAAGCCACAGCGGAGGTAATAGCCTCGGTACGCATGGAGCACCGGGGCGATATTCGCCGGGCCCGGGAACTCACAAACACGCTTTTTGATGAACTTGGTGCGCAGTGTGCTGATGTGGGGGCGCTGGAGCAGCTGGGTGACATCATGTTCGCTCCTGACGATAAAGGCCGTGACCGGCTCAACGAAACTTATCAAAAAGTCATCAGTCTGCCTTCCCGTGTGAAATCTCTGAAAGACCTGAGCGACAGCCTGAAAACGTTGATCGGCCTGGAGAGAGAAGCATGGAGTATAGGTACTGCCAGTGAACCAGAAAAAACGCCTCTACCAGGAAAAAATACTGATCTGACAACTGATCAGGCAGCGGAATTGTACAAAAAAATGATGAGTTGATTATGCCTTTACCATTCCCCTTTGACTTTAAAAATCCTGATTATGTTCAGGTTTTCGAATGGCGAATGGAGCGTCTGCAACGTATCAGGAAGGCTCCCGAAACTCTCCCTGCTCTCAGGCAGTTTTACCGTACAAACCCGGCGCAGTTCATCATCGACTGGGGCATGACTACTGACCCGCGCAATCTCGATTATGGTCTTCCGGTCACCATTCCTTTTTTGCTGTTTCCACGGCAGGAGGAATGGATCGACTGGATTATGGAACGCTCGCGTAACCATGAGAATGGTCTGACTGAAAAAAGCCGCGAAATGGGGTTGAGCTGGACATCTGTCGGTCTGGCCAGTGCGTTATGTCTGTTTAACCGTGAAATGGTTATAGGGTTTGGTTCCCGTAAAGAAGAGTATGTCGACAGCACGGTTGATCCAAAAGCGCTGTTCTGGAAAGTACGCAAATTTATAGCAACTCTTCCTGCTGAGTTTCGGGGAGGCTGGGACGAGAGAAAGCATTCACGTTTTATGAGCGTGGAGTTTCCTGACACAGGCGCGGTAATTAAAGGAGAGGCTGGCGACAATATCGGTCGTGGCGACCGTACGACCCTTTATTTTGTGGATGAGGCTGCTTTTCTCCAGCGACCATTACTTATTGATGCCGCACTTTCCCAGACAACTCGTTGCCGTATCGATCTCTCATCGGTTAACGGCATGAACAACCCCTTCGCGCAGAAGCGGCACAGCGGAAAAATCCCTGTGTTTACGTTTCACTGGCGTAGCGACCCGCGTAAAGACGATGAGTGGTACCACAAGGAGTGCGAGAAAATTGATAACCCGATCATCGTTGCTCAGGAGCTGGATCTTAATTACCAGGCATCGGCAGAGGGTATCCTGATCCCATCAGAATGGGTACAGGCTGCGGTTGACGCACATATCAAACTGGGGATTCAACCCAGCGGTCAACGGCTCGGTGCAATGGATGTCGCCGACGAGGGGCGGGATAAAAACGCCTGTTCCCTTCGTTACGGCTTCCTGTTGAATGATGTTCAGGAATGGTCGGGTAAGGGTAGTGACATCTATGACTCCGTGGTTAAGGTCTTCGGCCTGTGCGATGACTTTGGCGCCGATGAGTTCCGCTTTGACGAGGACGGGTTAGGCGCTGGCGTTCGTGGTGATGCACGCGCTATCAACGAACTGCGGGAAGCTGAGGGTACAGATCAAATTACTGCCACACCATTCCGGGGAAGTGGAAGTGTTTTTTATCCTGAAAATGAAGCTGTTCCCGGTGATAACGGCAAACTGGCACGTCTGAATAAGGACTTTTTCGCCAATGCCAAAGCTCAGGGCTGGTGGCATCTTCGCAAATTATTCCGCAATACATTTCGTGCGCTAAAGGGCATGGAGTATGACCCGGATGAGATTATTTCCATCTGCGGCACGATGGAAAATAAAGACAGGCTTTTGATGGAACTGTCACAACCCACCTGGTCGAAAAATGCCGTCGGAAAAATTCTTGTTGATAAGCAACCTGACGGAACGAAATCTCCTAACCTGGCAGACTCAGTGATGATTGCTTATGCCCCGATGGAAATGCCTGTCGTAATTTCTGATGATTTTATGGAGTGGATTTGATGTGGCTTTTTAAACGTAAAAAAACGGTGATACCGCCAGAAAGTCCGCCTGAACCACATCCGATGACGATCAGCGATGAGGTGGTTGCTGAGGCCGGACAAAAACCGCAGCGTGATTTTGTTCGCTATGAGCCACCGCCGGGAGTCATTCCCGAAGACATACGCAATGCTGTACTGGCAATGGACTCGACTCCCTACGATACACTGAACAGCCAGTATCCTGATTTTGTGTACGGAGGATTTCCGGGCTATCCGTATCTGGCACTTCAGGCGCAGTTACCAGAGTACCGGCGCATGGTCAGTGTTATTGCCGAGGAGATGACCCGCAAATGGATAAAGGTTAAGGCGGTCGGGGAAGGGGACGACAGCCGCGCGCCGCGCATAGCGCAGCTTACTGATGCACTGGATCGCTATAACGTACGGGATGCCTTCAGGCTGGCGGTGGAGCATGACGGCTTTTTCGGGCGAGGGCAAATTTATATCGATGTGCGTTCGCCATCGGGTATGTCGGCCTGGACTGACCCGGCGGAGCTGGAGTCCAGGCTGTTTATTTCAGACAAAAAAATCCCGAAAGGTTCTCTGCTGGGGCTTCGTGTTATTGAACCCGTCTGGACGTATCCGGGTATGTATAACGCGGATAATCCGCTGAGTGATGATTTTTACCGTCCGTCCGAATGGTACGTAATGGGAAAAACGGTTCACGCCAGCCGCATGATTGATCTGATTTCTCGCCCGGTTCCGGACATGCTGAAGCCGGCCTATAACTTTGGCGGCCTGTCACTGGTTCAGATTGCCGAACCTTACGTCAACAACTGGCTGCGAACACGCGACAGCGTGGGCGATATGCTGCATTCGTTTTCGCTGAGCGGGATCATGACGGACATGAGCCAGGCGTTAACGGGGAAAAGGGACCCGAATTACGCAAAACGCGCGGAGCTATTTAACCGTACCCGTGATAACCGCGGGTTGTTGATGCTGGACAAGCAGAAAGAAGAGTTTTTCCAGTTCAACACCCCTCTGAGCGGCCTCGACACCCTTCAGGCGCAGGCACAGGAACACATGTTCTTTGTCAGTGCCATACCGTCAGTAAAATTCGCCGGATTGAGTCCTACGGGACTGAACGCATCGAGTGAGGGTGAAATCCGTGTGTTTTACGACACCATCGCTGCACTTGCCACTCGTCTTCTGAAGAAACCGCTGAAAAAGGTACTGGATATTATTCAGTTGTCTGAGTTCGGCGATATCGATCCTGATATCACTTTTGAATTTGAACCCCTGCATGAACTGACGCGTGAGCAACTGGCGAATATCCGTAAAACTGAAGCGGAAACAGATCAGATTTACGAGAGCGCCGGAGCGGTGACCAATAACGAGGTACGCGAACGGCTGGCTACTGCGCCGGACAGCCCGTACAGCGGTATTGACCTGAGCGGAGAAATCGAAATTGACGACACCGAAGAAAATCCGCTGCAAGACCCGAACGCAGACCCTGAGACGGATTTCACCCAACGCGGGGATTGAGGCCTGGTACCGCAGACAACTGGATAATGCCGTCAGTGAGATGCACAACAGCGTGCTTTACTGGCTGCGGGCTGAGTACCGTAAAACAGACCTCGCGCAGGATGCGTCCCCCGTTAACCTGATGCGTGGAGCTATGCAACAACTTGCCAGGCGCTGGCAGAAAAAGTTTGACGAAATGGCCCTGCGGCTGGCGAGGCGGTTTGCCGGTGATGTCCTGAAAAACAGCGATGCGTCACTGTCCACTGCGCTCCGTGATGCCGGGTTTACGGTTCCTTTCCGTATGACAACGGAGATGAATACCGCACTTCAGGCCAGCATCACGGAGAATGTGAACCTCATTCGCTCCATCCCGCAGCAGCATCTCACCCAGGTGGAAACACTGGTCATGCAGTCTGTTGGCCGGGGGCGTGACCTGAAAACTCTGACCGATGAACTGGAAAAACGCTACGGCATCACACGACGGCGCGCGGCGCTGATTGCCCGCGACCAGAACAATAAAGCGACCTCGGTAATGCAGTCGGCCAGACAACGCTCGGTGGGCATCACTGAAGGTATCTGGCGGCATTCCCGAGCGGGTAAAACATGGCGCCCGTCGCATGTGAAGGCGAACGGTAAACGGTTTGACCTGCGAAAGGGGATGTTTCTGGATGGTAAGTGGGTACTGCCGGGCGAAGAAATCAACTGCAAGTGCGGCTGGGAGGCCGTTATTCCCGGACTGGAGAAAAGATGATTATTACCGAAATGCTGGCGTTTGACCGGGCATCGGTAAGGCAGTTCGATAAAGTAGGTCGCCTCCAGATTGAGCGCAGTAATCTCAGCAAGGCGAACGTCTGCGGTTATTTCGGGCATGAAATACCGGGGGCGGAAGCGCTGGGACTCGACCCTCAAAAACTTTATCAGCTTTACCGTGACCCCGATGAACTGCGCAAGGCAGTTTCAACCTTCAACAATATTCCCGTCCTGTGTCGACACAAACCCGATTATCCGGGCGCGCCCGCGCGCGAGTACCGGGTGGGGACGACTCATGCCAACGGCGAGTTTGACGGTACCTATCTGGTTAACGGCATGTCCATCTGGGACAACTCCGCCATCGCGGGGATAGAAACGGATGAACAACGGGAAATCTCATCGTCATATGCCTATGTGGCAGATATGACGCCGGGAACCACCCCCGACGGTGAATCGTATGACGGCGTTATGCGGAATATCGTGGGAAATCATGTGGCGCTGGTCGGCGATGGCCGGGCAGGGCCGGACTGTCTTGTTATGGACTCTCTCCCTCAGGAGCTAAAACGCATGAAACTGAGTAAAAAAGAAGTGGCGGTGCTTACCGCGCTGGGAACCTATCTTGCGCCGCGTCTGGCACAGGATGCGGCTCCCAGGGATTTGTTACGCCTGATGGCGCAGCATAAGCGCCCGGCAGCTATCGCCAGCGCGGTAAAAACTGCTTACAGCGAACGGCTGGCACAGGATATGGATATTGAACCGGCGGAGCTGGCGCAACTGATGGAATCAGCAGAAGCCGTGCCGGAGCTGGCCGGGGACGATGATACCGGGTTAACTGACGAGCCGAAGGCATTTGATACCGACAGCCCGATGGAAAGTGTACTGGCGTTGCTGTCCGGCAAAGTTCCTGATGATGTGCTGGAAAAAATTAAATCCGCACTGGCTCCGGCAACTGACGAAGACCCCGAAATAAAAGAGGCTGATGTGAAACCCGACGATGTGAAAGTCGATAAACCTGCGATGGATGCGGCAATCAGGCTGGCAACTGACCAGGCAACGAAACGGGCTGCTGAAAATTTCCGCGCCGTTCGTGTGGCTGAAACCGAGGTGCGGCCGCTGATTGGCGATGTGGTGGCGATGGACTGCGCCGAAGAGGTTTACCGTACCGCGCTGGAGCAGACGGGGATCGATATCCAGGGCATTCACCCCAGCGCGTACCGCAGCATGGTGAAGTTTGCCGTTGAGCAGAAACAGACGGCTAAAGGTCCGCGTGTTGCGATGGACCAGGCCAGCGCATCGACGTTTGCGGCAGATTTCCCCGGTGCAAAACTGAAACGAGGTTACTGATATGAATACTTTTCAGACACACATGAACCAGTACCCGGCACCGGGGATTCCGGGGGCATTTGCCAGTGATAACCCTCACGCCTCGTATGTGGCGGGAGAAGGCGCGCTGATTACCGGCCCTGACGGACTGGTTATTGCCCGGTTTGCCTGGGTAACCAAAGGCGTTGCCGCCAATAAGGGAACCGGTGCGCCGGCGGGTTTTGTTCCGCGCGACGGGCAGGCTTCTGTTGTGGAATGGCTGGCTGGCGACTCGAACACTATTTACCCGGGACGTGAATGTACCCTGATGGTATCGGGGGACTTCTGGGCGCTGACCACCACCGCTGCGACAGTCGGGCAGAAAGTTTTTGCCTCCCTGACCACCGGGGAGATAGCCACAGGGGCGGCAGGCGCCACGATGGCGGGTTTTGTCGAAACCGGGTTTTCCGTTGCCAGCGCTGCGGCGGCGAAAGAAGTTATTAAGATCAGCACCTGGAGCAAATGATGAATAAATTTAAACAGCATTATGCGACGGTAAGCCGCGACTACGGGATTATCCTTCCCGGTGCGCAGGCTTATTTGCCCCCGGAATACGCCGCCGATTACGGACTGGCGATGGACGCGCAGCCTGCGCTGGTTACCGCGGCTAACAGTGGTATCCCTGCATATTTCACCAATTACGTTGAGCCAGAACTGATCCGCGTGCTGGTGACGCCGATGAAAGCCTCTCAGATTCTGGGCGAAACCAAAAAAGGTGACTGGACGACACTGTCGGCACAGTTCCCGATTGCAGAATCTGCCGGGGAGGTGAGTTCCTACGGGGATTACAGCAACAACGGTGTTGTGACGTCTAACGTCAACTGGGTACCGCGCCAGAGCTATCACTTCCAGACGTTTACTCGCTGGGGCGAGCGAGAGCTGGATATGTACGGCGCAGCCCGTATTGGCTGGGCGGCAGAGCTGAACGTGGCATCGGCACTGACGCTGAATAAGTTCCAGAATAAGTCCTACTTCTATGGTATTGCCGGACTGGCGAACTACGGTTTGCTGAATGACCCGTCGTTATCCGCACCGATAACCCCGGATACCGTGGACGGTAAGCTGAAATGGGACGACAAGGACGGACAGGGCGTGTATGACGATGTCGTGAAGCTCTTTAAACAACTGGTGAAACAGACTAACGGCCATATTGAGCGTACCGACAAAATGAAACTGTGCATGTCGCCGTTGGCGGAGGTGAACCTCACCAAGACTAACCAGTACAAGGTTAACGTGTCCGATCTGCTGGCGAAAAACTTCCCGGCGATGACCATTGAAACGGCGGTTGAATACACCTCTGACGCTGGCGAGCTGGTACAGCTTATAGCGGAGCGTCTGGGGGAACAGGATACAGGCTATTGCTCTTTCACTGAAAAAATGCGCGCCCATGCGGTAGTGACTGAATCATCTGCCTGGAAACAAAAAAAATCTGCCGGTACCTGGGGGGCGATTATTCGCCAGCCGCTGGCGTATGCACAAATGCTGGGGGTGTGAGTCATGGCTGAAATGGTAACAGTGGGCTGCAAATTGCCGAACGGTCTGATGCTGGAAGTGGGACCGAAACAGGTACAGGTAGCAGGCTGGCGGAATAACGCCGTTAAAATCGTTGGGGGTTATGGCCTGACGCAGGTTGAAAAGGCGTTCTGGGAAGCCTGGCTGGCGGAGCACGGCCAGCAACCATATGTGAAAAACGGCGTTATTTTTGCGCAGGATAAGGCGAACAGCGCTGCCGCGCAGGCTACGGAGCAGGAAACCGTGAAATCCGGCCTTGAACCGCTGCCGCAGAAAAATCCGGCTCCGGGCATTAACCGCGATGATGAAGTGATGGACAAACCTCAGGAGTAAAACGGTATGGGTACGGTAACGTTTGACTGGCAGGCATTTTCGGCCCTTTACCCGGAGTTTTCCGCTGTTGGTCAGGTTTCCGCAGCCGCCATGTTTGGTAAAGCGACCACGTTATACCTGGATAATACGGACGACAGTCCGGTTACCGACCTGAACGAGCGGGAACAGCTTTTGTTCCTGCTGGTTGCGCATCTGTGCTCGTTGCGGGGACTGGGGAGCGGGAAAGATGGACTGGTGGGACGTATCACCAGTGCGTCGCAGGGTTCAGTTTCCGTCTCCGTGGACAATAGCGGCAGTAACGATGTGTCGTGGTGGTATCTCCAGACACCTTACGGCGCTGATTACTGGCAGGCGACGGCGCCGTACCGTTCAATGGAGTATGTACCGGGCGGTTCACCTTCGCGTTATCCGGGGCATTATTACCGGGGATACGGGAGGGGGCGTCGATGGTAAACAAAGTTACGGGCGGCAGACAGTTCCGGCAGAAGCTGAAACAGGCCGCAGATAACCTTAAATCGGGCAAAAGCCTCAAAGTGGGTTTTCTTGAAGGGGCAACCTACCCCGACGGTACGCCGGTGGCGTATATCGCCGCCATTAACGAGTTTGGCGGTAGTGCGATTATACCCGCTCGCGAGCAGACGCTTCACTTTCGCTATAACGAAAAAACGGGAGAAATCGGGCACCGCTTTGTCAAAGCCGGTAAGGGTGATTTTGCTCAGGATGTGGTTATTCCTGAGCACACGGTCACCATTCCACCCCGTCCTTTCTTCCGTAAGATGATCGAGCATAAAAGCCCCGAATGGGGCGAAAAAATGGCGACGCTTTTACGGGCGAATGATTTTGATACCGCGACCGCGCTGGTGTACATGGGGGAGCATATCAAAGGGCAGTTGCAGATGTTTATTCGCGACTGGAAAAGGCCGCCCAACGCCGCATCCACTGTCCGGCAAAAGGGCTTTAACAACCCGCTTATTGAAACCGGTCATATGGTGAACAGTGTCGATTATTCTGTTGACGGGGGCAAAAAATGAACCTCCACGGTATTGTTTCCGGCGCGGTACGCCGGGTAAATCCTTATACGGACGCGCTGGTTTATCGCTCGCGCGGGAGTACACAGCAGGCGGACTATTCCCGCGTGCCTGAGTATGATGATCCGGTTCCCGTCAGGGTACAAAAACAGGCCGTCACCCAGGCGGATTTACGTCATCTCGACAATCTGAACCAGCAGGGTGTTTTCGCCACACTGTATACCGACGGTAACTGGTGCGGGCTTAACCGTACCCGGCAACAGGGTGGCGATAAATTTGTCATTGGAGATGAAACGTGGCTGGTGGTTGAGGTACCGGAAATCTGGCCGGACTGGACGAGGGTTATTGTATGTCTTCAGGTGTGACCCTCTCCGTTACGGAAAGCGATCTTTATCAGGCCCTCGGTGATTATCTCCGGGGGCTTTTTTCTGATGCCGGGATTGAACGAACACAGCAGAACCGGGTCCCGATGCCTCAGGGGGACTTCATCACCATGACAGGTATTGATGTTACCGGATTATCCACTGCGGTAGTGACATACTCTGCGCCGGAACAGGCCGGTGAAGGCTCTCAGCATATCACCCGTACCACAAAATGGCGTTGCCAGCTTGATTTCTACGGGCCTCATGCGGCGGATAACGCGCAGGCGCTGGCAACGCTTTTCCGGTCTGAATTTTCCGTGCAGCTTTTCCGGCAGACAGGTGGGCTGATTTCCCCGCTGTATTGCTCAGATCCCCTTAATACCACGTTCGTCAACGGCCAGCAGCAGTATGAACCGCGCCGGACGCTTGATATTCAGATGCAGATTAACCCTGTGGTCACAACACCCCTGATGTTTTTTGACAACGTGATCACCCGGACAACGGAGGCTGATAATGCCAATCCCACTCAGTAAAGATGTACAGATAAATCCCGGTGTGCTGGCTGTGGCGGGTAATGCCGTCGATCTTAATGGCCTGTTGCTGACCGGAAATCCACTACTCCCGGTCGGCGGTGTGGTTCCGTTTTCCTCCCCGGATGATGTGGCCGCGTATTTTGGTGCATTATCCGATGAGTACGCACGCGCGCAGCTTTATTTTCAGGGCTTCAAAAATGCCACTAAAACGCCGGGACAATTGTTGTTTTCCCGTTTCAATCTTGCCGCATCGGCGGCCTGGTTACGTAGTGGTTCGTTTAAGGGCGTGACTATTGAACAGCTACAAAAACTTTCCGGTACGCTGACGCTGAGTATTAACGGGAAAAGCGCCAGCGCTGAGGTGAATTTTAACGGTGTCACCAGCTTCGCTGCTGCTGCAACGGCACTACAGACAGCGCTGACCGCGGCGGTGGCAACAGTGGTATTCGATACCACACAGAATGCTTTCGTCATTACTGCCGCCGGGGCGAAACCGGAGAGCACCACGATAACGTTCGGCAGTGGATCGGCTGCGGAACCCCTGAAGATGACCAGTAATACGGGCGCGGTGATATCCCAGGGCGCGCCTGTATCTGATGTACCTGACACGATGGTAGCCATTAAGGACGCTTCCCAGCAATGGGCGGGATTTTCCACAGTATCTGAAGTCACTGACGAGCAACACCTGGCGTTTTCTGCCTGGGCAAACGGGCAGGGCAAGCGTTACTTTTATGTGGCATGGACAACCAGTGGTAAGGCCAAAGTAAAAGGGGATACCAGTCATATCGCATACCAGATAATCACCGTCAATAACTACAGTGCTGTTGTACCGGTTTTCGCGTCTGATGGTAACCGGGCGGCTGCGGTACTGGGGTATGCGGCGTGCCTTGATTTTGTCCGACCAGAGGGACGCGTGCCGTTCAAGTTCCGCGAGTATGAAGGTCTGGCCGCTGATGTTACCAGTGGCAGCGATTACGATGCACTGATAGCCGCAGGTTACAACTTCTATGGGAAATATGCGGAAAACAGTGTGGTGGAAGATTACTGGGCGGATGGCACCATTACCGGCGATTTTAAATGGCTGGACAGCTTCTGCGGGCAAATCTGGCTGAATGCCAATTTGCAGGGAGCTGTGATCTCGTTATTCAAGTCAAACCAGACTATCCCCTACAACAATGAAGGGCGGGCGCTGGTTGCGGCATCAATGAGTGACGTTATCCAGCAGTACAAACGCTGGGGCGGTATCCGTGAGGGGGTGACACTGACGGAGGCGCAGAAGAAGCAGATCAACAATGTTGTGGGGGAGGATGTTTCTTCAACGTTGTTTGCCACCGGCTACTACCTGTATATCGGCGATATGCTTCCCTCTCTGCGGGCAACCCGTAGCAGCCCGTCCTGTACGCTCTGGTACTGTGACGGTGGCAGTATCCAGAAACTTGTTATTGCATCCACGGAGGTCCAGTAAATGTCAGGTAATAACAACACCATCACTGCGGCGGATGCCATTATCACGCTGACAGTGAATAACCTGTATCCCTCCGGCGTACAACTTCAGGGATTTGCAGCAGATAATGTTTATGGCACCGATCCGCTGGTACTGGCGGAAACCGTCCGCGGTATTGACGGTAAACTGTCTGCGGGATTTGTGTACAGTAACATTATCCAGACGTTTCATATCATGCCGGACTCACCCAGCCGGGATATTTTTGATACCTGGTCAACCACATCCCGGACCAGCCGGGCTGTATTCCGTTGTAATGCTGTCGTGCTGCTTCCGGCGATAGGCCGTAAATATACCTGCGTAAATGGCGTACTCAAACAATGGAAAGCGCTGCCTGACGCGGCGCGTACATTGCAGCCAGGACAGGCGGTTATCGAGTGGGAAACTATCACTCCGGAGGTTTTTAACTGATGGCCCGTAAAGAGAAATTTATCACTATTGATGGTCAGGGGCGGGATAACGGCAAGGTATTTCACCTTACCGAAATGTCTGCCTCGCAGGCGGAATGGTGGGCGATGCGCGCCATTATGGCGATGGGGCGTGGCGGCGTGGAGTTACCGGATGATGTTCGCAGTATGGGGATGGCTGCGCTGGCGCTGGAAGGGCTGAAAGCGTTGTCAAAAATCCCGCCGGAAGAAGCCCGTCCACTGCTGGATGAAATGATGGAATGTATACAGTTTGTTCCCGATCCGAAAAATCGTGGTATACGGCGACCTCTTATTGAAGATGATATAGAGGAAATCACCACCAGGCTTAATTTACGTGCGGAGGTATTCAGACTGCATGTGGATTTTTTCAGTCCCGCCGCCAGCTAGATATTCCCCCGCGTTATCTCGGCCCCGACAGACCGTTCGGGGTGGTGGATTACGTTAACGTTCCCCGCACCATTGCGACCGTTATCTCCTCCGGTAAGGCTTCAAAAGTCGAACTGGATTCCGTACTTGGTGTGCAGGACTTATGGGATCTGCTTGAGATTATTCAGGTGGACGCCCATAACGAACGTGTGATGCAGGAGACACAGAATGGCAGCGGTACTTGATGAGCTGGTTCTGGCACTGGATATAGAAAGTAAGGACTTTACCGCCGGGGAACAGGCTGCGCACGCTGCACTGGACCGACTGACCGCCGCAATGGAGCGGGTGGCGGATGTTTTCGAACTGGGGCAAAAACAGGCCAGTAATGCCCTGGCGAAAACAGGCAGTGATGCGGATAAAGCTGCACGTGAGACGGAAGCCGCCGGTGAGCGCACGGGTAAGGCCCTGAAGAAAACAGGCTCTGACGCTGATAAAACTGCCGCGGGTATGGAACAGGCGGGGAAGCGAACCGGTGATGCCATCGCGAATACCGGCAAAAAGGCCGAAAAAACCGCTAAGAGGATGGAGGCAGCAGGCAAACGGGCATCAACGTTTTTTTTCCGGCATACGTACTCAGATACTGGCGCTGGCAGGCGTCACCCTGACACTGGGGGGAATTAAAAGCCTGGTCACGGGTTTTGCCGGTGAGCTTAACCGGCTGTCAATTTCCTCCGATGCCTTTGGCATGAAAGCGAAACATCTGGACGGCTGGATACGCGCAGGGCAGGCGAATGGTGCTGACGCTGGCGAGATCACCGGGGCGTTTTCCCGGATTACGGATGCAAAAGCCGCGTTCAAAGCCGGAAAGTCCTTTGATCCTGTGTTGCAGGATTTGTTTCAGGTTGCAGCCCGTACGGGTGTCAGTGTTGATTTAAATACCGACAGTACCGAAGTCATCATGCGCAAGCTGGCGTCCGCCTTTCCGCGACTGACAAAGTCAGAACAGACAGCCTACGGTAATGCGCTGGGGTTCAGTTATGCCGGGCAGCAGTTTCTTGGCTCAGGCCATGCTCTTCAGGATGTGGATGACTTTACATCCCGTTCGCAGGTCTCCGACGATAAAATCCGGAAAGCCCGCAAATTGCGGGAAGCCCTTGCAGAACTGGACCAGGTATGGACAACAATTGGTCTGACTATAGGTACGGCACTGATGCCGTATGCCACGGAATTCAGCAAATGGCTGGAGAAACTCGGTGACTGGATGCAGCAACATCCGGAGGAAGTGAACAAGTTTATCACCACATTTCTGAATAAAGTTGAGTCAGTGGCCTCCTGGGTGAATAAGGCTGCCGGAGAAATAGGGGGCTGGCAGAATGTCATTATTACGCTGATCGGGCTGAAAGTGGCGTCATGGGTACTGGGGCTGACTAAGGCCCTCAACGGTCCCGGCGGCCTTCTTTTTGCGATAACGGCGCTTTACCCGGTTGTTGACGGGTTAATGACATCCATCGTTGGCAGGAAGAATAAGGACTGGCTGGATTCGCATGGTTTTTTCTGGGCTTCAGACGGGACTTTCTTTTTCAATAAGAAAGAGATGGAGGAATACCAGGCAAAACTGGATGCCGGAGAAAAGCCAGGCAACATCACCCATGCACAATCACCTACAGTATGGCAGCAGGGAATGCTGGATACTCAGGCTTCTCTGGCAACCGGGAGGGGAGCAGCCTCCGGGGCATCCTGGCTACAGGGTATGCGTGCGACGCAGGAAAAACTCGGTAATGCCATGCAAAACCGCCCGCGTCCGACGAAGGCCGGGGAGGCCCTGTTAGGGTGGCTGCAACCGAAACTGTCCCAACTGGAGGCAAAATATAACCTGCCGACCGGACTGCTGCGTAGTGTTGCGATCACTGAATCCGGTGGTAATCAGTTTGCCGTCTCACGCGCTGGTGCAATGGGTCTGTTTCAGTTCATGCCGCAGACGGCTAAGGAATTTGGTCTGAGGGGAAACGATGCCTTTGATCCTGCAAAATCCGCTGATGCCGCCGCGAGAAAACTTGGTGGCCTGCTGCGGTTTTTTCATGGCGATCTGGCTAAGGCTCTGGCGGCATACAACTGGGGTGAGGGAAATGTTCAGCGTAAGGGGCTGGCTGCTGCTCCGGAGGAGACCCGTAACTATATTCCCCGCGTTCTGGCGAATCTGCCCCATCCGGGGGCGGCAATGGCCGTACAGTCGCGTCATCCGGCGCCTGTATCTCAGTCCACCGTAACGGAAACCACGCATATCGGGACGCTGAATGTCACTACAACCTCGGACAATGTGAAGGGCATTACCGATGATGCGCGTAGGCGTATCAGGAATTCGGCGCTTGTTTCAGTTTACTCCAGCGGGGTAACAGGATGAGTTTCTCTTTCGATAATCTTTCCCTGAATAACTTTTCGCTCAATGAAAGTAACGTACTGAGTGCCGTTCGTGGCGGAGGTGTCCTGGGACTCATTAACAGTGTACTGGCACCGTCATTCGGTATTTATTATGCATGGAATGATCCGGCAGGTGTTCACCTGAAGGGCGGGAAGCCTTTCTCCCCGGATTCTTTTGTTGTCGTTGAGGTGGGGGCGGAGGCTTCTGTTTCCACCGCCCCCGTGGAACAGGGAGCCTATACCACCTTTAATAAAATCCAGCGACCGCCGGAACTGCATGTGACTTTCACTGTAGAGGGGTGGACGGCGTTTTCCGGGGCCGTCCCGAACCTGACATATTTTTCCACCACCTCGCGATCGAATGTGCTGGAAACGCTTGAAATGATGCGTACCACGGCAGGACTTTATGATATTGAGACGCCGGACAAGACATGGACATCCTACGACCTGGTGAAATACGACTACCGAACGCGAAGTAATAATGGTCCGACATTACTGACGGTCAGCGCAGTATTCCAGGCAGTAATGAATACAGGAGAGGTGTCAGTGGGAAGTACGGATAACCAGTCTCCCACCGACAACGATAAAGCAAAAGGTGCAGCATCGGTTAAAACGCAGCCAGTTACGGCGTCGGTAACACAACCGTCAGACGCTGACAGACGAAGCGTCACGAACAGGGGGATCACCTGATGCTGGAAATTGTTTTATCTCCCGTCAAAGCCCAGCAGTTTACGGTGACACTGGGTGCTCAGGTCTGCACCATTCGCCTGAATCAGCGTACTACGGGGATGTATATCGATATTACCGTTAACGGTGAACCGTGCCTGTATGGCGTGTTGTGCCTGAACAATAACCGGATTGTCCGGTACGGATACCTGCCGTTTCAGGGCGATCTGTTTTTTTCCGACACGGAGGGGAACCACGATCCCGACTGGCGGGGGCTTGGTTCACGGTACCGGCTCTACTGGCTGTCGCCTGAGGAGCTGACATGAGCTATGTACAGCGTGACATTACCGTGGAGTTCACCCTGTCAGACGGGCGGACGTTCGACAATGGTAAGGGCAATATTCTGACTGTTTCAGGAGCTAAATGTTTTGCCACTGTCACGGTATATGGCGGAACTGCCGGAACGCAGATAACCCTGTATATCTGGGGGCTGTCTCCGGCGCATATGGCCGACCTGAGTTATCGGGGCGTGTGGCGACCCGCTCAAAGTACGGCCAATGAAATGCGGGTACGGGCTGGTGGTCGGCTTATTTTCGAGGGAGATATTACCGATGCGTATGCGGACTACAACCAGGCGCCGGATATACCCCTTATTCTGACCGGGCAGGTTAGTTTCAACCTGCGTAATCAGACAGCGGCCGATTTCAGTGCGAAAGGTGATGTGCCTGTTGCAGATATCATCCGTGCTCTGGCGTCATCTGCCGGGCTGAAATTTGAAAATCAGGGCGTCAGTCGCAGCCTGTCGAATCCACACTTTTCCGGAAACCTTGTACAACAAATGCTGGATGCCGCTTCAGCCGCCGATATTAACATCGATCTGGGGGACGCGGAGAAAGTCACCATCTGGCCGAAGGACAAAGCCCTGGATATTCCGGCTGTGCATATTTCGCCGGACCACGGGCTTATTGGATATCCGGTCTATACCATGACCGGCCTCAGCGCCACCACGACATTCTGCCCTGATCTTTTCATTGGTCGGCGGGTCCATCTGGAATCGTCACTACCTAACGTGACAGGCGATTACCAGTTAACCGGAGTGATACACACCATTACCTCGCGAACCGTGGGCGGTCCGTGGAGCTCCAACTGTACCATGACAAGGCTTAACGATAATGGCACAACCACTCAGTAATCCGACGGACGTAAACAGCGAAATCAATGCGCAGGACTTTATGCTGCGGCAGTTTCTCGGGAAACACGTATTTATCACTCTGGGGCAGGTAGTGGCGGTGGAGGGGGAGTTTATTGATGTCCGACCGATGGTAATGGGCGTTGCAGCAGACGGTTCCCCGGTTGAGCATGAGGTGATTTATAACCTTCCCGTATGGCGGCTACAGGGGGGCAGCAATGCGGTGATTATGCCGCCACATGTGGGCGATATTGGTTTCCTCGGCATCTGCGACCGGGATATCAGTGCGGTAAAAGCCACGCGTCAGGCCGCGATGCCGGGATCAAAACGCACTCATAACTACGCCGATGCCATCTGGTTTGGTGGTGTGCTTAACGGTGCGCCCGTACAGTTCGTGGAATTTGCTGACAACCAGATACGGGTTATTTCCCCCTGGAAAGTGGAGATTTCTGCGCCGGAAGGCATCGTGAACGCCTCGAAAAGTTTCACTGTTAACTCGCCAAAAATCGCGCTTAACGGGGATGCTGCCGTCAGCCAGGGGCTTAATGTTACCGGACAGTCTGAACTTTCCGGTGGCGCGCAGATTGGCGGTATTGATTTTGGATACCATGTTCACAGTGGTGTTAAGTCCGGCGGTTCGACCACGCAGGGACCGCAGTAAACAGGAGAAAATATGCAGTCACGATCGCTTCTTCTCGACACCGGGACATGGGACATCCTGCTGGATGATACCGGAAATCTTGCCATTACTGATAATCCCCATGCGGTAGCCCAGGATGTGGCGTGTGCGTGCAGTACCTTTCTGGGGGAGTGCTGGTACGACTCAACGTCCGGCATACCTTACTGGTCACGCATCCTCGGACACTGGCCCGGCACGCAACTGGTGAATGCCACCCTGCAACAGGAAGCACTTAAACTGCCGACCGTGAGCGCCGCAATTTGCCAGGTCACTGTTGATAAAGCCCGGACAGTAACGGGAGTGCTGCGTATTACAGATACCAATAACGACATTTTTACGGTACTGCTATGAGTGAAAATAAATCTTTTTCTACCGCAGTACCCGCTGTACGTATTACGGACAGCGGGCTGAACGTGCCGGATGAAGCGGATATTCTGAGCGGCAGGCTCAGCGATTTTTCCGGTGCGCTGGGCGGTGCAATGAGTACCAGTCTGAGCAGTCCGCAGGGGCAGCTTGCATCAAGCGAAAGTGCCATTATCGCGGATAAAAACGATCAGTTGCTGTATATCGTTAACCAGGTAAACCCTGACTTTTCCAGTGGACGCTTTCAGGATGCAATAGGAAAGATTTATTTCCTGGAACGACGCGGGGCTACAGGTACGACAGTAACGGCAACCTGTACCGGGCTGGTTGGTACGCTGATTCCGGCGGGCAGTATGGCGCAGGATGAGGCCGGTTATAAGTACGTCAGTCTGTCAGACGCCACAATCGGCGCATCAGGGCAGGTTGATGTGGTATTCCTGAATTTGTCCACCGGGCCTGTCGGCTGTCCGGCGGGAACTCTGAATAAAATTTATAAGGCAATACCCGGCTGGTCAGGTGTCACTAACGCCAGTGCAGGTGTACCGGGCAGCGACGAGGAAACCCGCGCGGACTTTGAAAATCGTCGGCGTAATTCAGTTGCCCGTAATGCCCGTAATATTCTGGAAGCCATCCGGGGTGAAATACTCTCTACGGTAGAAAACGTGGTGGATGTTTACGTCACCCATAATCCGAAAAAAACGGAACAAAAAGCCGGGGTCAGTCAGTATCCGTTAACACCCGGTTCGTTTTATGTTGGCGTGTACGGCGGCAGTCCGGCAGATATCGCGGTGGCCATCTGGCGTAAGGCTCCGCCGGGTATTGATATGAACGGCGACACAACATTCACTGTTGCGGATAAGGAGTACGATCCGCCGTATCCTGAATACGCGATCACCTGGCAGACACTCAAACCTGTCAGTCTGCATGTCAGTGTGACGCTGAAAAAAAAGTGACTATCTGCCCTCAGATATTACCCAACAGGTACAGCAATCTGTGTTGTCCGCGTTTAACGGTACAGATGGTGGTCTGCGGGCAAGGGTGGCCTCTGTTGTCTCCGCAGGGCGCTACTATGCTGGAGTTTACAAAACCGATCCGGAAAATATCGATATTCTGAGCCTTACTGTGAGTCGTGACGGTTCATCATGGACAACGGCTGTCACTTTCGGGATAGATGAGATCCCGGTTCTGGATGTGTCGAATATCGGTGTGAAACTACAGGAGGCGTAACGTGCAGAATGTGGCTGCTACCGTGCTTGCACAGTATGCCGCCAGCCCCCGACTCAATGCCCTCATTAACAGCTTTAACGCAGCGCTTTCCCCCGACAGTTTTATCAATGATTTTTATGACCTTATCTGGAACATCGATACCGCAGAAAAGTACGGTCTTGATGTCTGGGGAAAGATTGTGGGCGTCAGTCGCCGGCTGACGGTAAAGGACGATTTTAATTACCTGGGCTTCAGCGAGGCCCGGATGGACAACCCGGTAATGGATGACCCGCGTCCGTTTAATCAGGCACCGTTTTACAGCGGAAAATCGGTTACCCGGACCGTTGACCTGTCTGATGAGATATACCGGCGGCTGATACTGATGAAAGCCATGTCGAATATTACTGACTGCTCTGTGCCGGATATTAACCGGATGCTGCGGTTTATGTTCGGAAAAAACCGCCGGGCTTATGTTCTGAATAATGGTGGACTGAGGATGAGTTACATCTTTGAGTTTGCTCTCTCGTCGGCAGAACTGGCGATTATCCAGTCGTCGGGAGCACTGCCGTCCCCGCCGGGTGTTTATGTCTCAGTGGTTTTAAAGGAGACCAGTAATGAAGCTTAACGATAAACCCCGTCAACTGGCAGTACCTTTTGCGAGTACCGGGGATAAAAATAATATCCCGGACAAGGCGACGCAGCAGACCAAAGAGAGCGGTAACGCGGCGTATGATTCGGGTTTTCCTCCGGTAACCATGACCCCGATTTCAGCGGGAGGTATACCGCCACACGGCAAGGATTTTAACGGTCTGATGCACGATATTACCGCAGCAATACGGTACGTCCAGGCTGGCGGTTTGTACACGTATAATGCCGGGTTCGCCGGTGCCATTGGTGGATATGCAAAAGATGCCATTCTCGCCGGAGTCTCAACAACAGCGGTCTGGCTGAATACCATTGACGATAACCTGACCGATCCGGAAGGCGCGGACAGCGCAGGCTGGGTAAACCTGCTGGCAGATCCCCTGGAGCTGTTTCTGAGGCAGAAAAACAATCTGTCAGACCTTCAGAATAAAGGAACGGCACGGGATAATCTTCAGGTCTACAGCCAGGAGCAGACGGATCTTAAATACCTCGCAAAAGACCAGAACGGTAGCGATATTCCAGAAAAGCCGCTGTTTGTACAAAATATCGGGGCGCTCCCTGCATCAGGTACGGCTGTTGCAGCGAACAGACTGGCATCACGCGGCGCGCTTACGGCACTGACTGGTGCGACAAGAGGCAGCGATAGCGGCCTGATAATGGGCGAGGTTTACAACAATGGCTATCCAACACAATACGGGAATATTTTACGTCTGACCGGAACCGGTGACGGGGAGATATTGATCGGATGGAGCGGGGTTAATGGTGCTCCTGCGCCTGCATATATTCGCAGCCACAGAGATAACGCCGAGGCTGAGTGGTCAGAATGGGCGATGCTCTACACCACACTAAACCCACCTCCGGATTCGCATCCAGTAGGTGCGGCGATAGCATGGCCGTCTGATGCTACCCCAGCCGGTTACGCCCTGATGCAGGGGCAATCGTTTGATAAATCTGCTTACCCGTTACTGGCTATAGCGTATCCGTCCGGCATTATCCCTGACATGCGAGGCTGGACAATAAAGGGTAAGCCCATCAGTGGACGTGCTGTACTGTCGCAAGAAATGGACGGCAACAAATCGCACAGTCACAGCGCCAGAGCGCAGGATGCCGACTTAGGAACAAAAACTACCTCATCCTTTGATTACGGAACGAAGAGTTCCAATACAACAGGCGGTCATAACCATTCGGCGGGCGGCACATACGGTGGTGATTCAATCGGTGGAAGAATTCGTGTCCAGCGTGATGGTAATGATCAGTTAACAAGCTGGAATGGCGATCATGCCCACACCACATGGATTGGCCCGCACGAACACTCCGTATACATCGGTCCACACGGACACGTCGTTATAGTGGACGCAGACGGTAATGCGGAAACCACGGTTAAAAACATTGCATTTAACTATATTGTGAGGCTGGCATAATGACTTTTAAAATGAGCAGCAAAGCGCAGACAATTAAAATTTTCAATCTGCGTTCAGATACGAATGAATTTATTGGGGCAGGCGATGCGTATATCCCGCCGCACACTGGATTACCGGCTAATTGTACTGATGTCGCCCCTCCTGAAATTCCGACCAGCCATATTGCGATATTTGATGCTGAAACACAGACGTGGACTCTGCATGAAGACCACAGAGGTGAAACGGTTTACGACACAACAACCGGCAATCAGGTTTATATCTCCGAACCCGGCCCGTTGCCCGAAAATGTCACATCAGTTTCACCAGACGGTGAATACCAGAAATGGGATGGTAAGGCGTGGGTAAAAGACGAAGCGGCTGAAAAAGCAGCGCAGCTTCGTCAGGCGGAAGAAACCAAAAGCAGGCTCCTGCAAATGGCATCTGGAAAAATCGCGCCGCTTCAGGATGCGGTTGATCTTGGACTCGCAACAGATGATGAGAAAGTGCAGCTCGACGAATGGAAAAAATACAGGGTACTGGTAAACCGGGTGGATACACCGACCGCGCCAAAAATTGACTGGCCTAAGAAACCTGAACAACCGCGTACCTTATAGGTTGATTTGAGGCGCAGTGGTGATGGTGTACACTGCGCTTTACGTTACATTGGTTTTAGGGATGAAAAATGAAAAAAATAATTACCGCATTGGCGCTTGCATCTATAGGAGTTGCGTCTCTTGCTCATAGCGCCTCTTTTGATTGCAGCAAGGCCAGGAGCTTTGCAGAAAAGACTATTTGCTCTAGCCCAAAGTTATCAAAGGATGATGATGATTTAAAGTATTTATATGGACGGGCTAAGGCATCTGTTCAGGATAGACAAGCATTTTCCGAGATTACTAAATCATTATGGAATTCAAGGGAGAGATGTAGCGATTTTACCTGTGTAAACTCATGGTATGACACGGCATTCGCTATATACGGAGCTATAGCCGAAAAAGGTATTCCAGAAACGAATGGTAAAAATGATATTTTGGTAAATGCAGAGCAATATAAAAGTGAAAAGGAAAAGAAAAAATGTTGCTCCCATCGCAGGTGATAAAGAAAATATCACAACCAAAGAAAATAAAAAAAATTCTGATGGTGTTGATGTTAAAATAGTTAAACCAAAGATAACTTATCAACTCAAAAATGAGTCGGCATTTGTTGATGTAATAGAAAAAGCAATAATAAAATCTAAAAGTGCTAAGAATGACATGCAGATTGGCGGTATTAAGGCGTTAAGGGATAAAGAGATTTGTAATATACTTCAGGTTAAGTCTGTTTCAAATTGGATTGGTCAGGTAAAAAAAGTATCAGCAAATAGTGATGGTAAAGGTGTTTTGGCTTTAAGTTTACCTAGCGGTATTTTAATTAAAACGTGGAATAACTCATTTTCTGATACAAGATACAACACACTCATGGAGCCTGGCACAGAAATATTCAATAGAGCATCAGAACTGAGTGTTGGTGATGTTGTTTATTTTTCTGGGACTTTTTTTGAGGACAACGATAATTGCATTTCAGAATCGAGTTTATCGTTGTCAGGAAAGGTTAAAGAGCCTGAGTTTATATTCAGGTTTAGTGATATCAGAAAGTACCAACAGTAAGTAACTAGCCCACTCAGGTGGGCTTTTTGTTGTCATCTCCTGACTGGAGTTTATGCATTAATTCGAAAAGACCATTAATCACAGATTTATGGTCGCTGGGATCTATCTCAACAAAATCACTCTCACCAAAACCAATACGCACAGAGCCAACTTGCGACCCTGAAAGGGCGTTTTCAAGAATCTGCACTATTTCGGAATTCATTGATCTACCGTTACGCTTGGCGCGTTCGGCTATGGCGTCGCGCATTCCGTCGGGAAAGCGAACCATGAATTTATCGTAATCACGAACCTGTTTTTCTGACATAAGCACCTCAAAATTTTCTTGATGCTATCACATTGACATTATCCGTAAATTGAGTCACAGTGACATCATGTCACCGTGACATATTACGTAAGGATTAAAATGGATACTTTATATACAGGTCATAAAAGCCAAAGTTTTCAACTTCGCCTTCCTGAACGCATGAAAGAGGAGATTCGCCGCATGGCGGAAATGGATGGAATTTCTATTAATTCAGCGATTGTTCAGCGCTTGGCTAAGAGTCTGCGCGAGGAACGTGTGAATGATCAGTAAAAAGGTTGAAGCCCCAACTGCTAGAACAGTCAGGGCTTCAGTGTCAAATGATTCCAGGCTAGGAAATATCGACATGAGTAATTTAGCAATAAACCCAACAGTTTGCACTATCAACGTACCTTTTCACGGCGCTGAGCTGTATATCGTCAACCACAATGGCGATCCGTACACCCCGATGAAGCCGATCGTTGAGGGTATGGGGATGGACTGGAAAAGTCAGTTTATTAAGATAAAACAACGATTTTCGAAAGGTATGGTGGAAATCACCATACCCACTGCAGGCGGTATGCAAAAGATGATCTGCCTCGCTCTCCGTAAACTAGCTGCCTGGCTTAACACCATCAGCCCTAACAAGGTTCGCCCAGAAATCCGCGAGCGCGTTATTCGTTATCAGGAAGAGTGTGATGATGTGCTCTACGAATACTGGACTAAGGGGCAGGTAACTAACCCGCGCAAATCGGAAACGAACGTTGATGATCGTACTCCATTGCGTGGTCTGGTAAACCGCATCATGGGGAAAACCGGCATTCACTATCAGCCCCTTTACAAAATGATCCACCGAGAGTTTGGCGTGAATCATATTGATGAATTGACAGGGAAACAGATTGCTGAGGCGATGGAGTACCTTGCAGGGAAAGTTCTGGAAGGTGAGTTATTACCAAAAGACCAGGGCAGATCCACGCTTCCCTCCGCAATTCCCAGACATGGACCAGGTAGGGTACTGCTTTACCTGAATGAAAACGGTCAGGTGAAGGATACTTATCCGTTAAATGAGGATCAGGTAGTCATGTCATTTGATGCATTTGTCAGCTATTTCAGGAAGAAGGGATGGATAGTGGCCCCAAGGGATGAGGTAGCAAAAGGAATAATGGGGGCAATACAGGTTTTATCGTAGCAAAAAGAAAAACCGCCAGTTGCTGCTGGCGGCCTATGTCACAAACCCTATCATCATATAAGGAATGTCGAATGGCTTCTAAGAATGTAGCAAACCTCGGATCTGTTGTCACGGATAAAACCATTGATAGCCAGTACCTGCTTGAGATGGTAAATCAGGCTCGTAAACAGTGCGGTGAAAAAGAAGTCCGCAACAACGACTTTATTGGACGTATTAAGGATGAGCTTGAAGATGAGCACTACGAAATTTTCGTAGTTCAAAAAGCAAACAAAACAACCTCTGAAAGAGTTGTTATGTCAATTAAGCAAGCCCTTCGAGTGGCTGCTCGTGAATCAAAAGCGGTGCGTCGCTCACTGGTCGATAAACTGGAAGATATGCAAACCATCCAGATTCCTGCGCAAAGTAATTCCGGTCTTCCTGAATACCGTCTTGCAAAGGCCGAACAGTTGAAAGCGCTGGCGCTGGAGAAAAATATCGCATCCGCTCGTGAGTTGATGGTGATGCTGCCCCGTCTTGACCCTATGTCCCACCAGACTCTGGCGGCTTCGCTGATTAATCCGATTATCGGTTATGACGCGATCCCCTTGCCGGTGATTGAAGAGCATTTCTACACCGCAGCGGAAGTGGGTGAGAAAATCGGTGTCAGCGCCAATAAAATCGGTCGCATCGCTAACGCAAACAACCTTAAAACTGAGCAGTACGGCAAGTTCTTCCTGGATAAATCCGCGCACTCCAGTAAACAGGTCGAAGCGTTTCGCTATAATGCCGAGGGCGTCAAAGCCTTACGCCATCTTATTCATGGTGCTGATGTAGCTTAAGTTTCAACAGATAATTAACACCAAACCAGCTTCGGCTGGTTTTTTTATAGGTCGTATGGGCCACTATTGTGATGTAACATCGTATGTTGATCAGCAGATCGTATGCTGACGATTGCAAAGCTACAGTGTAATATGCACGCCAGTCGTTGATGGGGTAGTTATTGTGGAATGTCCACCGCTGTGTCCATCAAGAAAAATTTATCAGCATAGCGAGTTGAAAAATTCATATTT